AGCAGCGGGCAATGCCACAAGCTTTGCTGACATGGTGAGCCTGGAAGGAGACTTCCTTGGCCAAGATCCAGCAGGTGCCAACCTTGCTCTCTTGATGGACCCTACGATGGCAGCAGCCCTCAAGGGTGTCAGCCAGTCAGCTGGTGGACAGATCCTCAATGTGGGCAATGAGATCTTGGGTTACCCAGTGTTCACATCAACCAATGTGAGCAATCAGACTGTGGTGGCTCAGACCTACTTCAGCACAGTGTCTGATGCCAATGACACCTTGGTGACCCGTCCAATCATGTTCCTTGATCCAGCAGACATCTTCTTTGCTGTGTTCGGTGGCTTGGATGTGACGGTTGATCCGTACACCGATGCTCACAAGGGCCAGGTGCGCTTGATCGCAGACTACTATGCTGATGGTGCCATCCGTCGCACAGGTTCAGGCCGCGTCTTGCATGGCTTGACAGTGACCACCACACCAACCACTGTAGCCTAACAGCTGACCAACCATGAAGGGCAGGGGCTGGCAATCTGGCTGGCCCCTGATCCTTCGCATCCACCACATCCATGAAGCTTGACAGAACTTCCACCACCACCTTCACCAATGTGATCAGCCTGGCAGATGCCAAGGCTCACCTTCGTGTGGATCACAGCACTGATGACACCCTGATCACCTCCCTGATCAACACAGCTGGTGAGATTGTGGAAGAGTACACTGGGCAGTACCTGTCCAGCTGCAGCTTCACCTACTATGCAGACAAGTTCAGCAGTGTGATGAAGATCCATGCTGGGCCTGGGGTGCGGATTCAAGAGGTGGAGTACATCAAGGACGATGGCACCACCAATGTCTGGGCAGCAAGCAACTACCATGCGGATCTGAAGAGCTATCCCATGCGGGTGCAGTTTGAAGATCTGCCTACCAGTGTGGATGACAGGGTGCATGCAGTACGGATCAAGGGCAATGCAGGCTACAGCACAGTGCCTTCAGCCCTGAAGAGTGCCATGCTGCTGATCATTGGCCACCTCTATGAGCACAGGAAGGATGTCCTGGTGGGCATTCAGTCAGCTCCTTTGGTGCATGGAGCCAAGTACCTGATGGACAAATTCAAGCCCAGCACATTCTGATGGAGCCAGGACGATTGGACAGAAGGATCACCATCCTGCAGCTCAACCCAGCTGTGGATGATTGGAATCAGAGCAGCAATGTGTACCAGCAGATCATCACTGTCTGGGCTGAGGTGAAAGATGCTGGAGCCAAGGAGAGGGAAGAGGCTGATCAGCGGGTGACAGTCAACCCCAAGATCTTCACCATCAGGTACCGATCTGAGATCACCACCAAGCACCGAATCAGCTACGATGGGGACACCTACCATATCACAGGCATCACAGAGATTGGAAGAAAGGAAGGCCAGCGGATCACAGCTGTGGCCAGAGACAATGACTGACAATGGCACAAGCACAATTCAAGAGCACATCCACCTTTGATCTGAAGCCTGGAGACTTTGAGAAGCACATCAAGGCCTTCCAAGCCCTCGATCCATCCAACTTGACTGCCATCTTCACCAAGGCCATGCGAGCTGCAGGCAGACCCATTGCATCTGAGATGAAGAAGCTGGCTCCAATGGGCAAGACTGGTGAACTGAAGAGGAGCATCACAGTCAGGGTGTACAGGGTGGCTCATGGTGGATCAGGCACAGGCAAGGTGCATGCCAGGGTGCGCATTGGACCATCTGCCAGGAAGGGCAGAATTGGGGGCAGATATGCCCACTTGGTGGAGCTGGGAACCAAGGCAGGCACCAGGATCAGCAGGAAGAAGGAATTCAGAATCTTTGGTGAGGGTGCCATCAAAGAGGTGAGCAGGATTGATCACCCAGGATCAAGGCCACAGCCCTTCATTCGCACTGCTTTTGATAACAAGTACGAGAAAGCCAACAAGAAGATCAGGGAGAAGCTTCTGAAGGAATTTGATGCCATCATCAAGAATGAGCTGAAATGATTGGAGACATCATCACAAGACTGCTCAATGACAGCCGCATCACAGATGTGGTGAGCCAGCGGATCTTCCCTGTCCAAGTGGGGCAGGATGCAGAGCTGCCTGCCATCATGGTCACCATCACCGACATGGAGACCAATCCCACCAAGACAGGAACCAGCTCAGATGACATCATTGAGCTTGATGTGACTGTGTACAGCAAGAGCGCCAAACAGAGCTTTGATGTGGCTGAGCACATCCGCACAAGCTTGGACAACTTCACAGGCACAATGGGCACCACTGAGGTGCAGAGCCTCCGCTTTGAGAGCCTGAATATGAATCACTTTGCTGGAGATGATGTCTTCATCTGTGGCTCAGAATACACAGCGCATGTGGCGAGGTAATCAGTCTTGGACGCAACGGATAGAATAACCATTGTTGGCAGATTTCTCAAACCGCCTTACGTCGTCGTCGTCGTGAGTCACGTAACGGTTCCATCCGCCAAAACCGCCTGTGTTGGGGTCGATGACGGCCGAGGCCGTCCACCAATAAGCTGCGGAGCCTCCACCACCTCCCCCAAAGGAGCCAGTTGTCCAACTTCGTCTACCGCCTGGCAAACCCGTAAAGCCGCTTGAGTTTGTGCTGTATCCACCTTCAAGCCAGCCGTAGGTGGCCCTAATGTCACTTGCGGCCAAAGAATCTCCTCCCAAAAAGTCCGTCATCACTGTCCATTCGTCATCGGTAGAAACATGCCAGCCACTTGGGCAGAGGTGTCGGGCATCGAAAACCGCGTACCAGTTGTAAAGGCGGCCGTACTCGTTCAATGACCATGCCTCGTCGCAAGGGTTACCGATAAGACAACAGTCGAAGCAATCGCTGCTTCCTTCGCCGTACACCGCCGTGGCGCCCGACGCGGTGGAAACCCATTCCGCTCCGCTCAGACCCGAGGGGATCGCGTCGCCGTTCTCGTAGCTCTCACTGCGCAAGTTTTCAGCAAACCAGCAATCCTCACCAATCTGCACTGTGGCATATTCATAGCCTTGATACTCTAAAGGATCGCCGCACTCGAATGGAGGACAGTCTCCACTTCCATAGAGTGAGAGAAGGCTTAATATGTCAGAGGAACCGATGCACCCATCGCCGTTGGCATCTGGCTGGTAGTTCGCCACATTTTGCGCTTGAACACAAACAGCCAAGGCGGATAAAAATAGTGATGTGGTTAAGTGTTTCATCATATGCAAGATAAGCAATGTTGCCACAGGTTACCAAGGCAGTCCTTTAGTCTGGTGATGTTCGCAGCATGAAGCTCGAAATCCTCAAGGACAACAAATCCACTGCAGCCCGCGTGGGCACCATCATGACAGTGCCTGAGAAGAAAGGCAAGGAATGGATTAAGAAAGGCTATGCAAAAGATCTCAGCCAAGAAGCTGAGGAGCCTGCTGATCCTGATCAGATGGATCTGGTGGAAGAGATTGAGATCATCCTGGATGATGAAGGCTCACTTGATCAAGAACCCAATCAACAAGACTAAAAAATGGCCACGACAAACAACGTCAAAGGGAACCTGCTGGGGCTGTACATCTCCACTGATGGAGGCACCAACTACACCCTGGTGGGATCAGCAACCAGCTGCACCCTCTCCATCAACAATGACACCCTGGATGTGACGAAGAAGAGCGCATCTGGCAACCGAGAGCTCATGTACGGATTGCAGACAGCAACTGTGACAGCTGAGGGCTTTGTCAAATACGATGACACCCAAGGCAGTGAGCAGCTCCGCACAGTAGCTCTGACAGCTTCAGATGATTCAGACTACCTGGTGCGCTTCAGCACAGGAGTGAATGGTGACAAGGAGGTGTACTTCAATGCAATCATCACCTCTTTTGAGGAGACAGCTGCAGTGAATGAGATTGCCACCTACAGCATCACCCTGGAGAGCGCAGGAGCCATCACAGAGGGCACTGTTTCCTGATCCAATCCAACCCTGCGGGCCTGGCATCTTCTATCATGGGGGTGCTGGGCCTTGCTTCATCTAACCAACACACATGAATACACTGAGAGGCCAAGTAGAAGTGAAGGCTGGGGAGTACACCCTGGATGCCTTGCTCAACATGAATGCAATGAGAATCCTCTGCCAGGATCATGACATGGATCTGGCTGATCTGGATGTCATGGCCAGCCGCAATGCACTGGAGTTCGTGCCAGCTGTCTTGTGGGCAGGTGTCAAGAATGCAGCTGCATATCATGGCAAGGACATGCCAGATGCCCTGTCCTTTGATCGCTTTGCTGCCCTGCTGCTGGCTGATGGTGATGCCATCACCCACTATGCAGAGGCCATCAGTGAGAGCATGGGCTTTGGGGGTGAAGCTGAGCAAGAGGGAAAGTAAGCGAGGGAGCAGGCATCACCACCTGGGCAGAGCTCTACACCCTGGGGCTCTCCTTGGGCCTGCTTCCTGATCAATTCTGGGGGATGACCCTGGGGGAGTTCATGGCCTGGAGCAAGCATAGCAAGCACCAGCAGGAGCGAGCCTGGGAGCGCACCTCAGCATTCATGGCTCTGGTGGCTAACACCAACAGAAGCAAGAACAGCAGGCCCTACAAGGCAGCTGATTTCAACCCATACAGCAAGAGCGCAGCTCACATTGATCTGCCTTCACCAGAAGACATCCACTACCTCACCACGACATGGCCCGCCAATCTCTCCTAAGTGTCCTCCTTGATCTCAATGCTGATGGCTTTGAGAAAGGCCTTCAGAAGGCCCAGCGCAGCATGCGCAGGACGGCCAATGACCTGAAGAGAAGTGGGGCCAACCTGACCCGCAATGTGACAGCTCCATTGGCTCTGATTGGAGCCAGCAGCTTCAAGGTGGCAGCTGACTTTGAGCAGAGCATGGCCAAGGTGAAGGCTGTCTCTGGAGCCACTGCAGGTGAGTTCAAAAATCTCAAGGACAATGCAATGGAGCTGGGCCGCACCACCCGCTTCAGCGCTTCTGAGGTGAGTGCCCTCCAGCTGGAATTCAGCAAGCTGGGCTTCACAGCTGATGAAATCACCAAGGTGACAGGGGCAACCCTGAGCCTGGCTCAAGCCACAGGATCTGATCTGGCCCAATCCGCAGAGGTGGCAGGATCAACTCTGCGAGCTTTTAGCCTTGATGCTTCTGAGACCCAGCGTGTGACAGATGTCATGGCTGCCAGCTTCAGCAGCTCAGCCCTGGACATGGGCAGCTTCCAGGATTCCATGAAGTTTGTGGCTCCTGTGGCAAAGAAGGCTGGCCTCAGCATTGAGGAGACCACAGCCATGCTTGCTCAGCTGGCCAACAATGGCATCAAGGGATCTTCTGCAGGTACAGCCCTCCGCAGAATCCTCTCCACTGTGGGAGCCACTGGTGGTGATGTCAAGGAGAAGCTGGCCAACCTGAGCAAGGAGGTGATCACCTTGGGTGATGCCAAGGATGAGGTGGGCAGAACAGCTCAATCCGCTTTCTTGGTCCTCAAGGATGGCCTGTCTGATGTGGACAACCTCACCACATCCTTCCAGAACAGTGAGGGAGCTGCAGGGGATATGGCTGCCATCATGGATGACACAGCTGAGGGAGCCATGAAGCGGATGCAGTCAGCTGTGGAGGGTGCGCAGATTGCCATTGGCACAGCACTGGCTCCAGCTGTGGTGGATGTGGCAGATGCCATTGGAAACATGGCACAGAAGTTCAGTGAGCTGTCCCCAGCTATGCAGAAGACCATTGTGGGGCTTGGTGCTTTCACAGCATCCATTGGCCCAGCCAAGATGGTCACAGGCAACCTGATGGGGGTCATGTCCAAGAGCAAGACAGCAGTCAAGGCCTTGGGCTCTGCAATGAAGTTCCTGGCTGCCAATCCAGTCATGGCTGTAGTGACAGCCCTGGGATTGATTGTCACAGCGGCCATTGCCTTCAATGCTTCCACAGATGGCATGACTGAGAAGCAGCGTGAGCAGCTGAAGGTCACCAGGGAGCAGAACATTGAGCTGGCCAAGCAAGCAGGCTTGCTGAAGAAAGCCACCAACCTTGATGCAGGTACAGCCAGCATCTCTGAGCTGAGGGCAGGCATCTCACAGCTCACCCAAGACATTGAGAAGATCAATGTGAAAGCACTGCAGGATGCGGTCACTGTGGATCTGACAGCCATGCCTGGCAAGAAGATCCAGCTTGGAGATGAATTCAAGGAGATCAACCCAGAGAGCAAGAAGCAGATTGAAGAGGGGCTGAGGACACAGCTGAGCATCCTCACAGGGCAGGCAGTAAGTCAGGGCCTCTTTGGAGATGATGCGCTGGCCTTCATCAAGCAGGGATTGGACAAGAAGCTGGACAATGTGGTGGCTGCCTACAGAAAGGGCTTGCTTGACAAGAAGTCTGAGCTGAGCAAGGCACTGGAAGAGGCCACAGCAGCAGATCAAGGTGGTGATTCTGGAGGTGGGGGTGAGGAGACGGTGGTGCCCATCAAGATTGCTCCAACCTTCCAGACAGAGGGAGATGGTGTGAGCAAGCTCATGGACAAGCTCTCTGCTGATCTGAACAGTGCTTTCTCAGCCTTGTCACTGACAGGAGATGAGCAGGCCCATGCTGATGCTTTGGCTCAAGCCTATGGCAGAGCTGCCCAAGCAGCTGCAGAGATTGGAGACATGGGGCTTGCTCAAGAGCTGCAGGCCCAAGCCAATGCAGCAGCTGAGGTGGACAAGCTTGCTCCGATCATGGAGAACCTGCAGCAAAAGATGGGCATTGCCAAGCTGCAGAGTGAAGCCTTTGGCAACAGCTTTGATCTGGTGGGTGCCCAATCCGCAGCTCTTCAGGAAGCCATCACACAGATGCTTGAGCTGGGCTTGGAGCCCACAAGCTATGTGGTAGAGAATCTGATCACCAAGATGAACAATCTTGGAGAGGGCACCACAGAGATGAATGCTGGGATGCTTGCTGTGGCAGAGAACCTGGGCAGCACCTTCAGCACCATGTTCAGTGACATGGCCAATGCTCAAGCTGAGCTGGCTCAGGCTGTGGCTGATGGTGAGATGACAATGGCTCAGGCATCAGCTGAGGGTCAAAGGAAGCGGGTGAAGGCAGCCCGCAATGCAGCCCTGCAGCTGGTGAAGATCTTCTTGGCTGAATCCTTGGCTGGGGTGATCAAGGAATCCTTCACCAAGGCACCTCCACCCATTGCAGCGGGGATTGCTGCAGCGGGTGTGGCAGGTGTGAATGCCCTCTTCAACAGCCTTGTCAAGCTCAAGGAGGGAGGGATGGTGATGGGGCCACAGCTTGCCCTCATTGGTGACAACCCATCAGGGAAGGAGGCTGTGATCCCCTTTGAGAAGATGGGCCGCTTCCTGGATATGGCAGGTGCCAATGACAGCAGATCCCAGGAGCATGTCCTGGCTGCCACCATCTCAGGGGCAGACATAGTGCTGAGCAATGAGAGGGCCAGCCGCAACAGAAAACGAGTGAGAAACTTCTGATCATGTCAGCACGATTCCAATCCACATGGTTTGACATTGATGGCCAAGAGTACAGGATCAAGATTCATGATGATGCCTACAGCTCTCCTGCAGTGGAGCAGACATTGGATGGAGCCCTGCCAGGCTTCACCCTCGACTATGAATCAGACGTAGATCAGCCATATCAGGGCATCATTGCCAGCACATGCTCAATCTACCTGATCAACAATGGTGGGGCATTTGACACATGGCTGCAGAGCATCCCATCTCTCTCTGGTGAGAATGATGTCACCATGACCCTGGAGAGGAATACCAGTGGTGGCTTCAGGCTTGAATGGGCAGGGATCATCATGGTGGATCAGATCGAGATGGAGGACATGCCCAATCCATCCTTGGTGAAGCTTGTGGCCAATGATGGGACATCCTTCCTCAAGACCATCCGTGAAGTGCCCACCAGCACCACATCTGCAGGGGTCGAATATCTCACCAATCCCAATGTCATCAACTGGCTGCAGAACATCCTGCAAAGGATTCCCACAGCTGTGCATTGGAATCAGAGCTACTATCCAAATTTCATTAGGGCCTGGACAGATTTCAAGCCAGAGAACTGGGGAAATTCAGTAGCCGATGGTGGACAGGGCACCCAAGGATTCAACATCCTGGAATACACGAGATGCACAGGTGCTCTTGATCCAAACACCATCAATGTCTTGGACGGCATCCCAGAGCCCTACAGTGATTGGACCTTCCTGCAGAGCCTGTGCATGCTCTTTAATGCAAGGTTCTGCCTGGCCAATGGTGAATGGCACTTTTGGCCTGTGAATCAGCACCTGATGGTGGCAGATGATCAGAGCCTCATCTACCTGCACAAGGCCTACAAGAAGAACAACAATTTTGCAGCTCCTGAATCCCAGGCCGCCAAAGGAGAATTTGCCACAAGGGTCACACCACAGCTGGGCCCACCCACCACAGCAGATCGCTATGTGCAGCTGTCTGGAGGGAGGATCAGCCATACAGTGCCGCTGAAGAATTTCCGCAGGTCACGCCCCTACAGCGGCTCTTCAGCCCTGAACACTACCATCCGCACAGGTAGCTCTGCCAATCTCAACATCCCAGACAATGGCAGAGGGCTTGCGGATTTCAATGCTCCACAGTCATTCTTCACTGGGGCTGTCTTCACGTCTTCTGGCAACATCCAGGTGTCAAGATCAGGGCAGGGTGGCTACA